CGAACACACAGATTTCTGTGTTGACGAGACAGCTGCAAGAAGCTAACGCCAAGATCTCTGCCCTGACGTCCCAGCAAAACATCACCAACTAAAGGTGATATGTGGCAGATGGCTTTCAGCTAAGCGCGTACCAAAATAATGCTTTTCAGCATTTAGGTGCCCCTGCCCCTGCCTTTCAGACGTCTGCATTCCAGCAGACCGGATTCCAGACAACATACTACATCGGCCTTACCGGTGTAGCGTCTACTTTCGCAGTCGGCTCGGTTCTCGTTGATAGCCGGGTTGCCCTTTCCAGTGCTGAGATCCTTGCCTCGCAAGGAATCATGTCGTCCACACTGGACGCACCCATCACAGGCGCTTCAATCTCAACAACACAAGGGAATGTGGTTGAGGGTGACAGTTATCTTCTTGTTGGTCAGTCAATTCAAGGTGATGTCGGTTCTGTATCGGTAGATGTATCGGTAATTCTCACCGGAATAACGATTCAGACAGCTGCCGGATCTATCGCCGCGCCTTCTACATTCGTTGTTCCACCAAGTTTGGGTGGTGGTGCTGGCGTCTATCTAGGCACTGGTTCAACCTCGAAAATAGAGCTTAATAAGAAAGCTCAACAAGCCTTGCGCGAACAAGCCCTATACGAAGACATGCTATTGTTTGGGGCGATCAAACACATCCTTCAAAACAGCAAATACGATTTCTAGGGGTCTAAACAGGCTCTAAATATCGAGTCAAAACAACTAGGAACCTAAATAATGGAACTCGATATCAGCAAACCCATCGTCTGGACTACCAAGGGCAATGTTCAAGGCGACAGTATCACGAAGACTTATCCGGTCTGGACTGAAACTGACGACTACATTCAGGTGAAGTTCGTCTACGAATTGGATGGTGAAGTTGTGCGAGAGGATGTGTACACCAAGATGAAGAAGGGACTATCTTTTTTTGGTGAACAGGGCGGTTAATAAAAGGAAACAACAATGGCAAACTCTCAAGCTATCGCGACGTCATTCAAGGTCGAACTTCTAGATGGTATTCATGCTTTCGGCACGACCGTCACACGCGGCGGCACGACCGCTGATACTTTCAAAGCGGCTCTGTACCTGACGACTGCATCAATTGGTGCTGCGACGACAGCGTATTCGGCAACCGGTGAAGTGACTGGTACGAACTACACAGCTGGCGGCGTAACCGTCACAAACGCGACGGCACCGACATCGTCTGGTACGACTGCATACTGGACGCCGTCTGCATCGTTCTCGTGGACGACAGTGACGCTTTCGACAGCTTTCGACTGTGTGTTGATCTACAACTCGACTCAAGCCAACCGTGCAGTTGCTTCGTACACATTCGGCGCTCAGACCGTCTCGGCTGGTAACTTCTCGCTCACGATGCCGACCAACGACAGCTCGAACGCGTTGCTCAGACTCGCATAATTGGACCCATTCATTTCACAAGAACCCGCTTCGGCGGGTTTCTTTTTGCCCAAACCAAGCCGGTAAATAAGTGAACAACTCTTTTACTGGATCAACCCCATGGCTGTTGAACGCAAAGACCGTGTCAAGGATCAGACTTCGTCTACCGGCACAGGCACCATCACAATCGATCTTGTTGCGGCAACTGGTTTCCGCTCTTTTTCGGCGCATACTAACGGCGCAACCGTCAATTACCTGATCATCGACGCCACCGGGCAGAACTGGGAAGTTGGCCAAGGTGTGTGGAATTCCGGGACGCAAACATTGACCCGGCCATCGGGTAGCGTCGTCGCATCTTCCAACTCAAACGCTCTGGTGTCATTTGGATCCGGAACCAAGACAGTTTCTACCCTGATCACCTCTTTGGATGCCAAGAAGATTTACTACGACAATGGGTCGTCCAACGCCATCAATTACACGAATGGTGAATGGCAAAGATGGGCACCGAGCACTGGCGCACAGACTCTAACGATATCCGGATTTCCAACAACAGAGTGGGCATCCCTCACGGTTGAAGGAATAAATCTTGGCGCGGCCACGATCACATGGCCGACAATCAACTGGATGAATCCGGATGGATCTTTCACGACATCGTTCTCGACTTACCTGTCAAATACAGGAATCGTTCTGAAAACATCAGGTACCGATTTCCTGCAATTCATGACCCGTGATGGTTCAACAGTCTACGGTAAGGTAGTGCGCTAATGTCTTTCAATATCTGTGTGCCATTCACTCAGGGGGTGACTACACCACCACCGACGATTGTGGCCATCAGTAGCACACCAGATCGCAATACATCGACAACCACATCGATAATTCAGAATATTCCTGCTGGTGTTGGTTATGGGCAAGAGATGCTCGCCATCGTGTGCGCCAACACAAACAACCACGTAACAGGTGCGAACGTCACTGCGCCATCCGGTTGGAGCGACAGCACTGGTGGGTATGCCGATAATGGTGTTTGTGGAATCTATTACTTCACCAAGACGGCCGACAGCACTGATGCGGCCGGTGGCAACACATATACATGGACTTTGGGTAACGCGAAGAACCTCGGTTCTTCGATGATCATTACTGTGGTGTTTCGTGATGCGAAGATCGGATTAGTTCAATCAGCAACAATCTACCCCACTGGTTCACCGGCATCGATTACTTGGAAACGCACAGTTCAGAATTCCTTGATCGTTCCTGTTCTGTACAACACTAGCACTTCGACCTCGCAATTCTCGACAGTAACCGACCCAAGTGGTTTCACGAGAATCGGGAATTTCATCAACACGTCAAATTCTTATGGGGATGCGGTAGTTTGGACAAGTGGTCCGGGTTCGGCAACATCAGGTAGTTTCTCATCAACCATCACTACGCCACCATCCAGTAGTCAATATTGCATCGGATACGTTGAGGTTTTCCCTTCAACAAGAATCCCCCCTGTCTCTCCATCGATTAACACATACAACAAAACAAGCCATCCATCATATAACATGACTGGTGCGAATGGTGGTGCTTTGTATTCGTGGGCTGGAACTCTGCCGTCATACAACACTGGTGATCTTCTCATTTCTTTTTTGAGTATCGATCTAGGCGGTGACATTACTTCAATAGCGGCACCAACCGGTTGGTCAACAATCTATTCCACCTTAAGTGGTGACCCAGTCGTACTTGCGTACAAATACGCAACAGCTTCAGAAACGAATCCATCGTTTTCTGTCACCGTCACATCAAATGGATCGACGAAAACCTATAACGGTCACGTTCAAACATGGTCTATCAATGGTTCTTATGACACCATAGGTGCTGCTGCTACCAACGCATCTGGTGGTTCTGTCAATCCAAGCGTTAACATCACCAACAATTATTCAATGGCGATGATTTTTCTGGTGGCCGATCACAATGCTACGACATGGACACAAGCTACTGGTGGAGCGATGAGTGATACCGGATATACCGCCTACACGAACACCCCATATTCAGACATGTTCTGGGAAACGAACATGTCGTCAGGTACGTTCGCCAACGGTAGTTTCTCTCCAAACAACGGTGGTTTCGGTTCCACTTGGGGTATTGCAGTTTCGATTTCATAACAAGAAGATAACTCATGTACGCAAAACTCAAAGATGGTCTCACCATCGACAAATATCCATATACGATGACCGATTTGTTCGCGGAACATCCCAACACAACATTTGCTTATCCGATCACACCAGAATTGCTTTCTCAATTCAACGTAGTGGTGGTTGCTGGTTCAACGCCAGTATACGATCCTTCAACACAGTATCTCGAAGAAGCAATTCCTGCCTTGATCGGCACTGTGTGGACGCAGCAATGGAACGTCAGAGATTATGACGCCAGTACGATTGCTTCCAAGAAGAATGAAGACACGATGAGTATCGAGAGCACTTACATCAATGCCATGGAAAACTTCTACGATACCAAGGCACAGGAAAAACGTTACGATAATCGCTACACATGCGCTCTGCGTGCTGGTTATCCGGGTCCGTTTCAAGCCGAAGGACTGGCCTTTGCTCAATGGATGGACAACTGCAATGAAATGGGTTACCAGATCCTTACCGAAGTCTTGAGTGGTGAGCGTGCGCAACCAACCGTCGATGAACTGTTAGCTGGTTTCCCCCAACTGGTTTGGCCTGACTGATGGATCAGTTCTCTGAAGTCAGACCCAATATCTTCGAACAGATGCGAATCGAGCGCAAGAAACAAGACGATCACAAGAAAAAGTTCGAAGACGATCTGACTATTATTTTGGCTGTGGCCGACATCATTCTCTCTGATAAATATGCCGATGAAACTGTCTGATTACATCAAGAAAGCACAAGAATCTGAAGGTATTGTGCAAGATACTGTGGTAGTGCAAGAGGCTGTTGAAGATCCAAGTAGCACGTTCAAGCCTCATACCCCGGAAGAGATACAGAGCATGCATGACGCCGGAATGGATCCGCTTAGTCTGGTGAGAATGTACAGACAAGCACCCACAGCTGTCGTCTTGTCGGCCTTGAATTCTGCGCCACCGGCTTTGAAAAGCCACGCACTGGTGCACCCCAATATTCCGGTGGAGGAATTAATCTCAGCAGAATCGAATCCGGCGTATCATGGCGCACTAAGCATCAACCCCAAGACACCATCCAACATTCTCGAACGACTGTCTAAGTCAGAATTCGAGCACGTCCTGATGAATGTTGCCGGGAACAAAAGCACCCCCAAGAGCGTATTACATGAGATGGCTCGCAAGTATAAGGGACATGCGATTGGTGATGTTGCCAAGAAAATGATAGGAAAGAAATGATCCTGTTGGAAGAACTTCAAGCCAGCAAGAAGGGTGATGCCGTTACCTTGCGTCTCGCGCACACCAAGGAACCAGTTTTCTTTGAGCATCGCGAAGGCGACAAGGTTGCTGGTTATTCGTGGCACCCAGTGCAAACACGCCTGTATCCGCAGCTGGCGACGTCCTACGAGTTTGGTGTGCGTCACGTCGAAGGTACGTGGCCTACTGTCGAAGAAGCCCGTGACGAAGCCAGCAAGCTGTACGAACGCGCCGCAGCTGAGAACTTCACCGACAAGATCCCGCACGTCGTCTCATCCGAGATCAAGCAGACCGAAGCGGGTGAACAGTACCAAGAGGTGCACTTCATCGATCCGGACACTAAGGAAACGATCACAACGCACTACCAGCGAGTTGGTGGTGAACATGGTGGATCACCGAAGTACCATGATGTCAGCGATGCATATATCGACTCGTTAGATCCTGTGAAGGTCAAGGAAGCGCGTGATGCTCACTGTCAAGTCTGCTATCCGGCCTACGAAACTGCCAAGGCGTTGCATGCTATAAGTGGCGACAAACCATTCGCCGTGAAGATGCATGCCAACGATGCGCATAGCGTCTACAAGACGGCCAAGGATCCAGAGGAAGCATCTGGTCTACATGAAAAGACTTTGCTGGCCAAGCACAAGGATGCGATCATCAAACGCCATTCTTCCACAGCATTCGAGATGCATCGCCGCAAGGGTGGCGGTGTGATTCATTCATTCGCTGTACCGGGACAGATTCACGAGATCGATGGTGGTCCAATGAACGTCGCCGAAGGTTCTCTCACAGTACCCAAGAATTGATGGTACCACCGGTCGGACTCGAACCGACACGCCGCTAGGGTGTCTGGACCTAAACCAGATGTGTCTACCAATTTCACCACGGTGGCATAAAGAAAACCGGATCAACGGATCCGGTTTTGCATCGCTATCGGGAAAACTAATTCGCCCGTAGCATTACAAAATCCCCGACTACCAAGGCGTCCCTTGGGTGATATCCGTTAATTCGGATCGACTGGTGCACGCCAGATTTAACTGGATCGCTTCGCCCTCTCAGGCGGGCTACGTGTTCCGGGATATGTGTTCTAGTCGTTCAGAAGGTTCTTGAAGAAGTCAGGATCATCATCATCCTCATTATCACCACCGACTTCAAGAGTAGGTTCTGGTTCAGCCTTCTTAGTCTTAGAGACCTTGGTCACTTTCGTGACAGGTTTGTCTTCCGAAGGAACTGTCGGTGTATCGTCGTCTAATTGTTCGAGAGCCGTGCGAGCAGGTTTGCTGCCAGCGGACGAAGAACTACCAGATGCACCATCACCAAGGTTCAGCGCCTTGTTCAGTTGCTTTTGCAGATCTTCGTAGCTCTTGAACTGATCGGGTGCGATAAACGGATGAAGCGGATAGCAAGCATCCAGAACGCGTTCCATCTCGTCTTCATCACCATCACACAGAGGACCAACCGTCGCTTCGAATTCTGATGTCTCGTAGCTCGGGAACTTGGCCTTCTCGTCCTTCTTCTTGGCCTTCAGGCGCAGGTTAGAACCATTGAAGGCGTCATAGACGTGCACAGCATCTGGCGTCTCACCGGTCAATTCGTCGGTCTCAGGCTTACCCTTCGCTTCGATCATGCTATGAATCTGGGGTCCATAACGGAAGAGGAACACCTTGCCATTGTTATCCGGATTCGCCGGATCCTTGATGACTTGGATGTTGCTGATGAATTCAGTTCTACGCTTGCGATTCTTAACTGCTTCTTCGGCGTTCTTCTTGGCGTCACCGGTCATTTGTTGGGCTTCTTCCCATCTGGCGCTATTGTATTCACCAACAGGATCCTTCTGACCGATTGTGCTCAGGGCGTTTTCGATGTACCACTTGCCGGTCGGTCCCTTGAAGCCATACTTGTACAGGCGAACCCAAGGCAGCTCATCACCATTTTCCGGGATAGGGGGCAGGAAGCGGATAATTGCCGCACCTTGACCGTCTTTGTTCAGAGTGAGTTTCCAGAAGCGCTTGTCGTCTTCTTCTTTCGTGAAACCGCCCTTGTTGTCGAAGTCCTTAGAGACCTTATCGAATAGAGCAGCACGATTCTTTTTGAGTGTGTCGAGTTTTCCCATGACTCTTCCTTTCTTATTGTTGTTGGACTAAGTGGGATATTCCCTGTACGTCCTGTTTACGATTTTGCCGATTGGGATCGGTCTTCTATTTAGGACGATTTTTAGTCGTCAATCATCTCATCGAGATATGGTTCCAGTTCAATCACTTCAATCGGATCAACCTGATTCATGTCGAACACAGGCATGCGAGTGAAGATCGTTGCATTCAGGTGATTGTCGAGGTAGGGACCAAGAACTGAGTAGATCAGGTCAACTGGCGAGCCGTAGATGCTTTCTGTGGCGATATTGACCTTGCGAGTTTCCTTGGTCTTGAAATTCGCCAAGATCAGATTAACTACAGCCGTATAGCCATCGTCATGTTTGATCGCCATCAGGCCGATGCCTTCGATGCGGTCTACATCATTCATTTCTTCTTCTGTCACTTGATGCGCGCCCATGATGTTTCCTTTAGATGCGAATGATGGCCAGCACATCTTCTTCCTTGACGAAGAGATAGTCTTCATCGTCCAGAGTTGTGCGTTGTGCGTTGCGAAAGACGACCGTGTCGCCTTTCTTCAGTTGAGGTTCGGGGCTTTCTGCACCAGCTGCGATGAGAGCAGATTGGCCAAAATCTGGGCCGACTGAAACCACATCACCAACCGTTTTTTCATTGGCGAATTTCGAAGGCATGACGAGACCCAGTGAGCCCATCGTGGTTTCTTTGGAGTGTTGCTTGAGCACGACCGTGCTGCCGAGAGCTTGAATTTCCATTGTTATTATTCTTTCAAGGTGTTGACGATTTTTTGGTGCAGATCGTAGTGTCTACCCCCAACCACGAACTTATTCGCCTTCTTCATTCGAGCGACGAATTCGTTTGCGTTGTAACCCCGTATCATATCAAAGATCGGGATGTAGCGTTGACTAATAATCAGAGATTCGTACTGAATTTTTCCGGAAAGCAGATCACTGATTGCTTGGTGCGCCATATATTCATCGAGATGCATTCCCATGGCACGCCATGAGTTTATGTGCTCGATATCCTGCTGAAGTTGATACGTGATCGACTCTTTGTTTTTGCGCCACTTCTTATAGTTGTCTAGAACGTATTCTTGACCATACAGAAAACTGGTGTTGCCGTACAGAAAGTTCGCTACACACAGTTCAACGAAATCGGTTGGTTCCTTGGCAATCGCGATGAGTCCCTTGACGAGATAGACGTCTTCGCGAGACATGACCTTCGATTGGTTCTTGAATCGACCTTTGTGCTCGAAGATGTTGTAGTCAGTCGTGAAGTGCAGGCGCAGAGCCATGTACAACTTGAATGCTTTCTCGACACCGAGTGTCATCATAATTCCCAGTCGTATCGACGTGCACCCTTGTATACTGGTTGCGGCTCGTAGGATGGCTTAGCCACTGTTGACGCGATGATCTTTTTCCAATTCTCGCGGTTATTCAGTACGACCTTGAAGGGGCCGCTTTCCTCACTGAGAATGTCACTCGGATTAGCATCCACTGTCATGGTTTCCAGCACTTCACATGGCACAGCGATGTTCGCGCCGTTGTTGTAATAGTGCAGGCTCTTCATCACCTGTTCACGCGGATATCGTCCAGCCCATGACAACGGCCATGCGTATCCACAGTTATCCGCACGCCAGACAGTCACGTACTTGTCTGTACGTTTCAGATGCGTCAGGTTGACGATGTAGCAATCAGTCATTCCATTCGTATCCATTCAAGTACTGCACAAAGATATCGTCGCCAAAGCGGTTTTTGACAATCAAACGGTACTTTTTATCATCAAACGGAATCGGCTCGATTTCGTAGTGAGCCATGAAGTTTTCGATGATGCCATAGTATTGCAACGTCTTGTTGATACAAGACATCAGCATCATTGATGCTTCCTTCAGGAACTTCTCATCGATGCGACGACCGATGAGTTCGAACATGACGTATACATTGGCTTGTTCGACGAGAGAACCGTGCCCCATGAGGTTAAATACGAAATTGTCTGCCGATGGCTCTTTAGCCATGCGCAATTCGCGGTCAATTGAAGCATTGAAGGCGATTGCTTCGGCTTTCTCTTTTGAAGAATCACCCGAGCGAAATATCGATGGTGTCTTGGGATTGCCTTGCATAAACGCTGCGGCGGCTAGAGCTGCGGCCATAATCATTCCTCCAGTTGCTTTGCCGTCTCACGCGGCAGTTTGTTTTCTTTTCTAACCTCTACCTCGATCTTGTCTCGAAGTGATTTCGAGATCATTCCCTTGATGTCATCGGGCTCGATGAAGTTTGATTCGCAGTATTCTAGCAGGGTCTCGAAAATTGTTTGCTTCTTTTCATGAGCCAACTTCTCGATGTGCTGAGAAAACTTGTTGGGGCTATCAAATAATTCCATATTGCAACTTCCTTTTCTTGTCGAAGCGACGGCAGTGATTAAGAATCGCTTGACGCGCGTTATTCATCGTTGTTGCTTGCTCTTTCGATAACGAAATTGGTGTTGTTCCCAATTCCCACGTCGCTTTTTGGAACCACGAAAGTAGATCCTTCAGTTCGGCTTCGAACTCGTCGTACGTTCTATCGATCATCAAATACTCCACTGCATGTATCGTCTACCATCACATTCAACCCACATATAGCCGCCAGCCCCATATTCGTTCACGGATCCGAACACGAATCTTTCCTCAATGACGATTCCCATCAGAGCCATTTCTCGCTCGATGATCTCATTGAGCATGCGACTCATATTCGACATATTCACAAGCGTGTTTGCTTCGCCACCATACGCTTCGTCTCGAATGAACCAGATAGCCTGTTCCAACAGAGATCCATGACCAAATGGGTTGTAGAAGAAATCATCCTTAGTCAGGATCTTATTCGAGTTTGAAACCGGAAAATCTGTCTTTTCGATCACCGTCAGGGCGGTCGTTGTCTGGTCCGAATGGACGTCTTGTTGGTTTTCTTCCATGATCTTCATTTTTCGCTTCATTTAGTTGTCCACTTTGTTCTACATCGTAGAGAGTCATCTTCGGGAAATCGAACCCGGCCACCCATCGTTTGACCTTCTTGTCCCCGAATCTTGTCTTGATCATACTCATGACGATTTGACTCAAATCCTGTAGTTCTTCATTGGTGATCAAGAATGCGGCCCAATCGGCTGTCATAAAGATACCGATGGAGTCAGCAAATTCCTTGGCACCAGCATCCGGGTTATCGAAACCAGCACGGTTTGCTTGTGTGGCCGACATCAACAGGACGTTGCGTTCAACCGCCAAGGCACGCAATTCTTCTGCCACCGATGTGAAATACGTATTCGTATTAACGTTAGCACCCATCTTTAGGCTTGCGGATGCCGTGATACCGATATAGTCAACCACGACTATGTCCGGGACGAAATCATCCTTGAGTTTCCACTCATCCAGCTGTACTTTGAATTGGGTGACCGATGCACCCTTGGGTGCATATTCCTTGACCTTCAGGCGACCACGCGTTTTTGACTTGATTTGCTCGATCTTCTTGAGGAAGATATCCTTGGGGATATCCTCCAGATCGTTCATCGCAACCTTGAATCGATTGGCGTCGATTCTCTTGGTCCACTCTTCTTCGGATAGCTCCATCGTGAACACTGCCACGTTGTAGCCTTGCGAGATCCAGTAGCCGGTGTGGGCCGATAAGACAGCCGATTTACCGACGTTGGATGCGGCGGCATAGACGCACAATGTCTTGCGCGGAAGACCACCACCAGTCACTCTGTTCAGAATCGACAGTTCGGTTGGTATCCTATTCAGCTTCTGTGTGTAGTACTCGTAACGAGACTCAGCATCTTCGAAGTAATCGTGGCCTTGCTTATGATCGAAACACACAGCCAACGCATTCGAAAGAAGAGTCGGAATGGATCCACGATCTAATTTCTTGTCGTCGCCATCAATGATCTTCACGGATTGCATGATGGCGTTGTGAAGAGCCCTATCCTGACAGAACTGCTCCGACTGTTCCATCAACCACTCTTCTTCGTACTGATATTCCGAGTCGAACAAGTCAGTGAGAATCGATAGACCCTCTTTGTACGTGTCTTCGCTCAAGCCAGACAGTTCTTCGTACTCGATGAGAATCGAGTCTCGACTGGGCTTCTTGTTGTACTTCTTGATGAAGCGTTCAAGTAGTGCGTAGACTACTTGTTCACTTTCATTAGCGAAATACTCTTCTTTGATATACGGGCCAGCTCGACGAATGAACTCTGTGTCATTCGCTAGCGCCCAAAGGATTACTTCCTCGATTCTCACTTAGATCCACATATTCTTGTTGTTCTTCGGGATCGGTCCAGTCTCGCTGGATGATATCTTGTATGATCGAACCAACGGTATCGCGAAGTTCCTTGTCTTTTACTACCTCTTTGGATAGATTAGCTGGTAACTTCTCGACCGTGAAACTGAAATTCATACTACAAACACCGTCTTCTTGTTCGGTGAACGAGATCTTCGGTGATGTAGTGAAGATGACGCCTCGATAGGGACCAGATTGTATACGAACACCAATCCTTATTCCGCTATCTGGCGTATTCTTTTCGACTAGGCTGTATTCTGTGCCGTCAAATCCGACACAGATTCGTGCCATCTCTTTTTCTGGTGGTGTATTCTTCTTTCGATTACGAAGAAAACGCACGTCAGTCAGAAATTTGAACAGGTCCATCGTCTATACTTGTATGAATCAGAAGATTTTTCGTTGTGGTCCAACTAGTATCTGCTGAAGTGAAAACATTCTCTTCGCACCACTTTTTGAGAGCGTACGCTTCTACATGAGTTTCCGGCTTGATACGGATTAGACCGTCTGATCCCCATTCAGCTTTCATTTCTTCGCCTTCTTTTTCTTCAATGATTCAACCAATGGAGTGCTCTCTTCGACAGCCATTACCTCTTCGCGCATTTCCATCAGAATTTCTGGACTTTCTTCTGCGTCAGCTTCGGCCATCATCTCATCGAATGACTTTGGCGTCTCCAGCTGGAATGTCTTCTTGACGTAATCTTGGAAGGATTTCATTGCGAGAATACCAGCCATTGTCTTTGGTTTCTCAAGTTCCTTACGAGAGAATTCCTGAGACAACTCTCCTGTAGCCGGATTGCACAGAGCATACTTCTTTTCGCCGATGCGCTTGATGTGTCCGGAATCGACAGCCAAATCAAAAACACCGGAATACTTGTCAATACCGCCGTCGAAACGAACCTCAAGCTTCAGCTTAGACTTCTCGCGTACGTAACGTGATTTTTCGATGTTGATTCCGAAGTTGTAGCCGAGGATCTCATTGGTGCTCTTGTCTTTTTCTTGTTCACGTCCCATGAACCAGATATTTGACGCAGAGTAATAGATCCCGGTGCCGCCAGACATGACAGTCTTCGAGAACATTTCCATCGTCTGGTACACATGGTTGATCACGAGCATCGGAATGTCTTTGATCACGAGCTTAGGTGTAATGATGCGGAAAAGAGATTTGAGCACCTTGGCGCGTGTCATATCAGCCGCTTCCTTACCTGATTCGGCGTCGTTGACTTCCTTTGCGGACGCAAGGTTGCCTACCGAGTCCATCACGATGATGACGTGATCCAGACGCGTTATTTCCTTCAGCTGAACAGACAGTTCGTGACGACCTTCTTCAATGGTTGTGATCGGAACGTGCAGGATGCGCGCTGGATCAATGCCAACGTTCTTGACGTACGATTGTGGTGTACCGAATTCCGAATCGACGAAGATCATCACAGCATCGTCAAACTTATCCATGTACGCCTTGGCGATCAGTAGGGCCATGAGCGACTTGAAGTGCTTCGAAGGACCAGCAATGACGTGTACGCCAGACGACAGACCACCATCAACAGCACCGGCCAGTGCGATATTCAGGATTGGGATTTCACACGGGATCATGTCCCGATCATGAAGCAGAGTCGATTCAGAAAAGACTGCTGTTTCTTGGATGGTGGATACTTTTTCTAGTCTCTCCATGAGAGACGGCTTCTTTTCAGCCATGTGTTTCCTTGTTCTTGTTGTTATTCGGAAAGCGAACGAATTGTAGCGCAGTTCGCGAGCGCTTGATGCTTAATCTATGATACTGAGAGATTCGAAGCCGACGTATGATTCAATATCGTCGAGAACTCTCTCAACCACTGGACGACCATCTTCAAAGAATGCCTCGCCAAACCAATCGTAGCAGCAATCTTCTTCCGACCAGCAATGACGCGACTCTTTGAACCATGACCACGCCTTGTCGGTCAATCCTTTACCAGCCAATAAATGGTCTCGTGCTTCATCGCGCGTCATTCCATGAATTCCTCTAAGTTGATGCTCTCTTCAGCGGACCATTTAACGGCTTCGAGAATGCGTTCGATTGGCTTCATATACACCTTCTGGTATTGCGTCTTGACGTCGAAATACTTTTCGAGACCCATTTCCTTCGGCAGGACACCGGGGAATGCGATGACATTCTCGCGAATGGTGTTGGGTATCTTGAGCATGATGTACTTGACCTTGTCGCCTTCACCGATCAGCGGATACTTCTTATCCAATCCCAAACGGCGAAGGTGATGGTTGTACAGTAACGCCGCACGAACCTGAATCGGGGATCCCTTTGAGTAGATCATCGAATCACTGCCGTACGTACTCAATCCATTCACACCGACCGGGCATGCAACTTCTTTGAAAGACTTACCAAGGAATTCTTTGTGCACTTCCTTGATGTATCGTTGGATCTCTTTCTCGGTCCCACGCAGGATGATCTCAAGAGACTTCTTCAGATAGTCTTTGATGGCACCCGGTGTTGTTGATCGAACAATTTCGATACCCATCACCTTCATCTTCGGTTTGTCGTATCGAACGCCTTCCTTGTACAGGATGTCGAAGAAGTATTTCTTCTTGGCTGTCATCACCATCGAAGGCCCAATACATTCCAGCTTGAAGAAGATCTTGCATTCCTTCGCACCGATTGATTCGGCAATCTTGGCCAAACGCTTGTTCAGTTCTGGTTGCAACACTGTCTGAACGAACTTTTCGATCTTCGTAACGATGGCTTGGTCGTCGAGTCCCTTGCAGTACTTATCGACGAATGGACCCATCTCGAAATAGATCGAATCCGTGTCACCATAGAACGCATATTTCACGTTCTCGGTTTGCATGATCTTGTTCAGGATCTCATTCAGATACTTCATCGCAGACTT